TGAATCAACCTTACTATCATTAGATGCAGTATAAGAGTTAAAAGTTGTAGTATCCAACTTACCAGCAATATCAGCTGAAGTCAAGTAAGATGATGTAGCTGCAGTTAATGAATCAACTCTACTATCATTAGAACTTGTATATGCATTGAACGTTGTTAATGGAGTAAGAGATGATGTATCTATATCACCAGCATTCAATGCGAATGAAGCAGTTACTGCGTATGACGCAGATGTAATAAGAATAGGAGCAACACTCCCTGTCCCATCCACAATAGTAGACCCACTAATTTGTAATAGTTGTTCGTAGGTGTCTTGTATTCTTTCGTTTGTTAAATTAAATCCCATCGTGTATCCTCTTATTGTGGTAAATATTTATATCGTGAGTCAATAACTTTAACACCAAGTTTTTCCATTTGGTCAACATACCCACTTCTTGTAACGAATGGTGATTTAAACTGACTACTTTGGTCAGGAACTATCTCCATACCAGTCTCAGTACCAAACTCAGGAAAGAGTGTCTCATTATCAATTAGATAACCAACCATTCTCTCACCATACCATTCAGCTTTATTTCTTACTGATTGTCTTTTCTTATCGTAAATAGCAGTATCAGCAGCAGTTGCTTCTGCACCACCTTGTGGAATTAACAATCCATTGTTTCTTGGTCTCAACCAAATTGATTCGAGAGCTTCGTAGTAAGCCCAATATAACAATGCATCTTGTATATAACCCATTAGGATTAGATAGTTGCCTGTTACATTTGAGTTGTTGACTCTATCAATCATCTCAAGGTATAACTTGTTACCCAACATTCTTTGAATATGAATGTCTTGACCTTCACGAACTGCGTTTTTCAACAAGTCTGGGTCGAGGCCGTTATTTAAATCAGAGAAGTTTTTCAACTTGTTTTCTGATATGAAAAGTGTAGTCGTCATTATTCTACTCCCTCTACTTTAGCTTCCAATACATCTGATTCTGCTACATCCGACTCAACTGATGTCACCACATCAATTTGTTCACCATCTTCAAATAGTTGGATTTGTTGAATACCAAGAGTTGTGTCAACTCCATTAATTTTAAAAATACTCTCAAACGTCTTTAAAATGTCTGACTGCATAGGATATATCACAGTAGTCAAGAAGTGTTGGTAGGCGTCAAGTAATTCAGTTCTACCACCCAATTGACCCTCAGTTTTGATACCTAACAACATAGGGGATGTAATTCTATGTCCTGTTAGAATCTTCTGAGTTACCATATCATTTACAGTTGTATAGTAACCATCAGCACCATTTTGTGGAATCGGTGTGATTATTGGTGCTTGGTCTTTATTTGCTACATCCATGTACATCAATGAACCTGCGTTATCAGTTCCTGCGTATGCCTGTCTCAACATTCTTTCGATTGCTTCTCTATCTTCATCATTAGCATCAGTAAATGTTGTGATAGCAAGAGATGGTGCAAGTCCATTCTTTAAGTTGTTAGTGTGGAAGTTATCCACTTGTACATCCAACTCAATAGTCTTTAATGAACCCATATAATCTGGTAATGGGTAATAATCCAAACCTGAAGAATATGGTTTGAAATAAAATACTTGAGATTGGTGATGTTCTATCTACCTTTGAGAAATTTTGGTAGATAGGGAATATTCTTTTTTTATAGGGAACGATTGATTTGTTCTTACCCCAGCCATTCCAAACGTAATAACCAGGTACATTCCCTCTATGGTCACATTTATGTGCCCTTACATATGAATAATCAAGATGGTATACTTCAGCTATTCTTGTTCTATCATTAGACCAAATTACCTCTAAAGCAAATCCTCCGTAAAGAACTCGGTCTAAAGCTACTTTGTTAAAAATGTCATTCCAAGTTTCACCTTCTTTATTTGCAGTCTCTAAAATAGATTCGTCAAGACCTGTAAGACCTTGACCTATTACTGCTTGGTGTTTAGCATTTACACAAGTAGAGTGAACTGAAGACTTGTGGTATAATTCTATAAGGAGTTGTGGAAATTTATTGTCACCACCAAAGTAAACTATGTCTCCCTTATCGTCTTCAAACATCATCCCATCAGGGTAATAGTATTCCCCATATTTTGGAATTATTGAAAACTTATGTTTATTTTTTTCCATATCCATTATCCTTGATACACCACATAAGCTGCGTTTTCATTAGTAGAAGAATAGTTCATTCTATCAATACTCTCCGAAACCCACGCTCTTGAGGTCCATATTCCATTACCTATTGTTGTTGGAATTGCTGGTACTGAAGACCATGTACTTCCAATTAACCCCCATTTACGAGGTTCAGTTCCATAAACTGAAATGGCAATAATTGATTCATCCCATGCAAATGCTTCAATATCCCAATCTTCATCATCAGTATCCCATTGGATAGAGTTATCAATTGTAGGGAAGATTTGTATTTCATACGTTCCACCTTCAAGTGGAAGTGTTGATGTGTTGACACTAACAATATACGATGATGTTGAAAGTGTTATTGGTAATTCAATCCAATTACCATATTTGGAGCCAGTTGCAGCTCCTTTAAATTCTTCTTGGGAAAATACATCCGTAAACTTATATACAAACGAAGACCCATCAGCGAATGAAGCTGTGGGCTGAAAAGCAAATACATTTGATGATGATGGTGTAAGTTTTATCATTTTATTTCCCAAGTAAATAGTAGAAGGGGGGGAATAATCCCCCCCATCATACTATTATATAAATATTAGACTCCGCCGTTAATGCTGATACCTGAAAGGACTCCAGCCAACGAAGAACCTGAAAGTTCTGACGCTGGTTCGGGCTCTTGACCTGTAAAGGTAAGAGTATATCCATTCAAATCACCAAAAGCAGTACCTGTCTGGCCTTGTCCACCACTAAGTGACAATCCACGAGTTTGACCCTAATAAGAAGAAAAACGCCAACACCATCTTCTGAACCATTGTTTGTTTCAACAATTCATTTCTGATATCTGGGTTTTTAGCGAGAACTCTTACTTGGTTACGAGTCGAGGACTGAAGCTTATGGAATGGTTGCGTTTACAGTTTGCTCATAGAAAATAGTTCCGTTTTCTACGTTTGAGTTGATTGCCTCGGTGAAATCACCTGTTTGACGAGTCAATTCAAATTTGTAGAAACTACCTGAACCACTAATTACACTAAGCAAACCAGTCGTACCACTTGTTGAATCAATAGAGCCAGACAAGATATAGATGTTCTTTAAACCACCAGTGTTGTCACGACAACCTAGTGTAAATCCTGATGTAATATCACAAGTACTCATATCTTATCCTTTTTTTATTAATTTCAACAATTAGGCCTGGTCGTTACTAACCCAGAATTCTGGATAAGCAATATTCATACCAAGTTTAGTTACTACTCTGTGTTTCAACTTATCATCGTTGATATCGTACCATAATTGGAAATTAGATACGTCTGACAATAAGTCAGTACCAACTACGATGTGCTTAGCAGGTCCGAGAACCATTCGGTTAGAACCTTGAAGACCAATTGTACCAACGATAGTTACGTTTGGTGTAAATGGGTGCTTCATAGCCATAAAGTTTACACGATTCTCAACTGCACTTGGGTCGTAGTGATAGTTGTTTTCATTTCTCAACCAAGTAATGTACTTACGGAAGTTAGTGATTGACATGAATACAGTCAAATCTTCTCTATCTTGTACGTCAGCTGCCAAGTTTTCAATCATTACATCAACGTTGTCACCGATAGTAGTTGAAGTTGGAGCAGAACCAGTGATTGAGCTAGGAACAACTACACCAGTAGTAGAACCAGAGATGATAGTTTTCAAACCATCAACACAGTCACCAGCACCAGTAGTAGCACCCCAAATGAATTGGTCGTTTGCACGTTGAAATCCTTTTACGATTTGCTCAGAGTACTCTTGTACCAAAGTAAATGATTCGTTGTAAGAACCTTCTGGTTGCATTACACCTAAATACTTAGTATCTAAGTCACGAAGACATAAACCATCGTGAGATGAACGCTGACATACTTCGATGTCACGTTGAGTGAATGATGAAGTTCCTGCCAATGCAGTTACACAACCACGACCATCTACGATGTCAAGGTCAACTTCAAATAAATTAATGGGTTCTTTATACTTAACGCCTTCCTTTACAGTAGCGTACTCTATCGTACTTCCCTCCATGATTGCCTTTACAAACATCTCACCAGCGGTTTCGTTGTTGAAAGGACTTAATGCAGATACATCAAATGCCATAATAATACCTCTTTAAATTATTTTCTTGTTTTTAAAGCGATGAACTTCTCAACCAATGCTTGGTTTTTAGCGGGAGCTACATCACTATTGAATTTTGTTGTGCTAGTCTTTCTAGCGTTTGTCTTTTCAGTTGCAGGTGCTGATGCAAAAGAACTAAACTTACCCTCAAGGGCAGCCATTCTCTCTTCGTATTTTTTCATCATTTCACCAACTGCTTCTGATACAGCTTCAGCAACAGCAATAACAATCTCTTCTGAGATTGCTTCTTCTACTACTTCAGCCACTTCTTCAGCAACTTCGTCTGATACAACTTCTGCTACTGCTTCTGCAGGTGATTCAGCTACTTCCATTTCTTCATCTTCATGTTCTTCGGCAGCTACTTCGTCTACTTCCTCTGCAGGAGCTTCCTCTGCAGGAGTTTCTTTGATTGCTTCAATCTTACCATCTGCTGTTACAATAGTAATCCCACCTTCGAGTGCGTGCTCGCCATCTGGTGCGGGAACATTACCATCTTCAGTAACAACAAAAACAGCAAGACCTTGAGCCAACTCGTCACCTTCATAGGTAAGAGTCAACTGACCATCAGCAGTCATAATTTCTCCAAAAGATTCTTTAGCAGGAGCATCAACCAAGTTGAAGTGCTTCTTTACTAATTCTTTCATTGAACTCATAGGTCAATCCTTTTTTATTAGTTGTTAAACATCTGAATTAGAACGAACCCATTCACCTTATGTTTTCCGCAGAATTCCATCTCGGTATTTGGCATCTCGTTCACCATTCTTTTATATAAGTATGTCAAACTTTGGTTTTGTTTAATAATTCATCAATGAAAAAATCCTTCCACCGAGAATCCTTTAACTAAACCTGATTTAACATAATTGTCCCAAATTTCCTTGTTCTTGACTTTCATAAGTCCGTACCAAGTTCCTTTAGGATACTCCTCCCCACCTGAATAGATGAGGGATTTGTCTCGTTTCGGGTCTTCTACTAACCAGCTCTCAACAACGAATACATCGTCAAGTGCTAACTCAGAAAGATGTTCTAAGTTTGTAGAATCCGTATATTTTCTTTGCATATACTTGTATGCAATCTTTTTAATAGTCTCATCGGAGAAATACACATAGTATTCTCCATTCTCATCGTTACGATAAATCAGTTTATTTGGAATCATAAACGGACCAGCAACGATTTGTTGTTCAGCGAACTCTTGTTTACTGAATTGTGTACCAATAGCAAGAGGACCAAGAATTGTACCTTCTAAGGTAGTTTGTGGACTTCTTGGAGTAACATCTATCAAGTTAGCAATTGACTCAACAACTTTGGTTGAATCATCCCACTTACCATTTTCACGACTATAAGTTACTGTTTTCCAAGTATGTCTACAATTGTTTCCACCTCTATATAGGAATATATTATATTCATTGATACCATTTGGTCCAAAGCCGGTATTAACACCAGCAAAAGACATATTATTAATGTCCTCTTTTCTGAACACTTTACCTCTTCGAGTATATCTTTCCATTAAGATACGACAAAAGTCACGATTTTTAGAATCAACTGGACCATCGTATTGGTATCTATATTTTGTATTTGGTGTATCCAAGAAACTAACACCAAGACCACTAATATCTACACCATTTATCTTAGATGTTTTTACATCATTGAATTGGTCTCTATTAGGAGCATAAACTGCAACTTTATCTAAGTAAGCTAAAAGATTATCTTTATCATCCTCACTTAAATCATTCCAAGACTTGTATTTAGATGCTTTCCAAGACTCATATAATTCTTTAAGTAGAGAATCCCAACTTTCTTCGTGAGATTCACATGGCATATAGACTGTAAGTTCACCTAATTGGTGTTCGTGATACCCCTCACATCCTGCGATTTTAGAAACTTCCATAGCTTCCTCTGGAGTTGAATAAACTGGTAGTTCGTCAATGTATCCTAAAAAGTCGAACAACTGAGTCATGTAATCTTCGGTCTTTGCTTCGAATCCTTCTCTCCAATATGAG